ACATCGGACCAGAAGGCGAGGCCCAGAGACAGTTTCAGAAAAACGAGAGGTTCAGGATTTATCTGTGCAGGTATAACGAATCGCCCGTAAGAGAGGTAGACTATAACAATAACACGGGCGTCGTAAGTGTTTTTCGGACAGGGATTTTCGATAAAACGCACAGGTTAATTACCGAGGGGAAAATCAAGCTGCCCAGACAGTGCCGCGATATAGACGAATTCGCAAGACAATGCTGCCTTCCGGTAAAGAAAAGAATAGAGCAGCGAACACGCGTCGTTTATCGATACGTTACCGGCGGTGACGGCAAAGACCATTACCGAAACGCTCTGAATTATTTTGTTATCGCTGCCTCCGGCTCTAAATTGGCAATAATGAATGAGAATTTTGGTAAGAAAATTGATGTTGATAATTCTTATAAACGAATATAACGGATATAGCGAATATAACAAAAATAACGAAGATTTTTCTTGACAAAGCAAAATAATGTAGTTATCTAACAAAAAAACCGGTTTGTCCCGACGGGGACTTTGAGAAATCAAACGAGCAGGTATGCGCATATCCGTATCTGCTCGTTTTTTTTCTGCCGGCGGAATTATATAAAGGAGATTATTATGGCTTCAATCACCGAAAACAGCGATGCCGGCGGAAGTGTAAGAGTAACTATTCCGGCTACTCCGTTTCAGGTCCAGGCAAACAGCGGAACAAGCCAGCCGTGCAGGGAAGTTTATATTATTGCCCAATACGATAACACTTCCGAGTGCAGGGTCCAGATAGGCGCGGCCTGCACATCGACTACCGGGATACCAATACCAAAATCAGTAGACCATGCTCAGCACGGCTCTACTGTTCCGCTAAGAATACCGATAAGAGATGTAAATTACCTGTATTTTGTCGGCGGAACCGAAAACGATGTTGTTGATATTCTCTGGCGTTCGTAAATCAGGTCATAAAAATGAACCCGGCCAATTTTTATACTGAACGCCACTTTAAGAATGAGGATGAGATAAAGTCAAAGATAGTCGAATGTTACAGGAGGGGCGTCTGTGACCATGAGGGAAGGCACATCCCGGAAGAGCATCGTGGTATGGCAGGTAAGGGAAGTCATTTCTCGCCGCACAGACCGACGACTAAATACGAGGAAAATTATGTAAAAATTTTCGGACACGACTGATATGAGCAGACCGAAAATAGAAACGCCGAAACCAACGCCGCCGCCGAGAATGGAAGTATCGCCAGAAACGGAAGAGCAGGCGATGAAAAGAGTGAGAAAACGAAGCGGATTCGAGACGACTTTTCTTACTGGAATCATAAACAGAGGGAACACCAGAAAGAAGACTGTCCTGGGTTAATATGGCTGATTTTACTGCAAGACAATATATTTTGATGCAGCAGTCCGAGCAGCAGAAGGCGTTTAATTTTCGCAATCTCTATCAGGATGTCTCTAATTTTATGCTCCCGCGCGAGAATCAGATAACGACCGAAAGGCCGGTTGGGGAGGATAAATCTCTGGATATTTACGACCCGACGGCAATGATGGATTTAGACGATATGGTATCAGGGTTCTCAGATGAATTCTTTCCTCCTAATCATCAGTCTTTCGCTATTACTGTAAAAGACAGGGATACGGCGAATAAAGACAATGTAAAAAGATACCTCGCACGCGCTACACAAACGACCCACGACGAGTTATTTGCATCTAATTTTATGATGCAACTTAATGAGACACTAACTTCGCTGATAGGGTTTGGGACGGGAAATCTTTTTTCCGAGTTTGTTGTAGAAGACGATTTACCGATAGGACTTAATTTCAAGGCGTGGGATATTCCGACATATACAATTAAGCAGGACCATAAGGGAATGGTCGATACCGTTATATTGAAATTTCCTTTTACTGCAAGACAGGCGTATCAGATGTTTGGCGATGACGCCGGAGAAGAAGTTGTTAAAGACGCCAAAGACATAGAGAACGAGAGCAAAAGACATTATTTTCTTCACGTTGTCAGGCCGAGACTGAAAAGAAATCCCTCTCTCGAAGATGTTATGAATATGCCGTTTGAATCGGTATTTATAAATATAAAAGACGAAAAAATCGTTAAGGAAGGTGGTTATAGGCAGCAATGTTATGCCGTTCCGAGATGGAAGAAATCTCCGAGCGAGAAATACGGAAGAGGTCAGGGAACAATAGCCCTTGCCGGAGTAAAGACGCTGCAAACTATGTGGAGAGATTTCATTGAGTTCGGCAATAAAAGCGTTAATCCGGCGAGAGAGGTATTGAACAGTTTTAATAGCCGGTTGAGGGTCACTCCCGGTGCTCAGAATATGGTTTCTGAACTACCCACTTCGAGGGTAATAGATTTAGGCGCACAAAACATTCAGTTCGCCGAAAAAGCATATCAGATGCAGGCTAATGTCATACACAGGGCGTTTTATTCAAATGTTTTCGCCCCTCTTGAAAACCTGCCTGGGGACAGGAGAACCACTGTTGAGATATATCAAAGAGTGGCACAGTCTATGAAGAAGCTTTCGGCTCCTGTTTATAGACTTCAGACAGAGTTGTTTTCTCCGGTAATTAAAAGATGTGTATTACTTCTTGTAGAACACGGAAGAATACCACATCCGAGATACGAAGCCCCGGAACTGATGGGAAAGAAATTTGAAATCGAATATATAAGCGCTCTTGCTCTGGCGATGAGAGACGCTTATGCAAGGGCTTTTGAAAGGTATGTTGCTATGGTCAGCCAACTTGAAACAGTTTTTCCAGGCGCTAAAGATACTATCAATATGGACAGAGCGCTTCCTGACGTAGCTTTGTCTTACGGCTTGAAAGTCGAGCATTTATCTACTCCTGAGGAATTAGCTGCCATAAGAAATCAAAGGGCGCAGGAGCTTGCCCAGCAGAAAAAGGCTATTGCCGCACAGGTAGCGAGCGAGGCTTATAACAAGTCAACTAAAGCGCCGGAGGCGGGTTCGCCCGCCGAGGCATTGGTAGGGGTCTAAAAATGCCTGGAAACATAAAAAAAGTCGATGGCTACAAGACAACTTGGGGCGGAAAAACTACTGCCAAGAACACGACAAGAGCGAAAGCACAGGCCCAGCTTAACCTTCTTCGCGGTATTGAGCACGGCTGGAAGCCGACCGGAAAGAAGAGAAGGTCTGCCCTCGCTAAATACAGGCGTTACAAGAAAAGAAAGGCGGCTTGATTATGGTCGATTATCTGAAGAATCCAGAAGTTAGACGAGTTGGAATGCTCACCGGATTGCCGGAAGAGGCCGCGCCTCCAAAATATGACAAGAATATTAGTGGGACTAAAACTACCTGGTGGCACAAGATGAGGCCACCACCTAAGTTTAAGCGAGGCGAATACCTTCGATGGCTTAGAAAACAACTCAAGATGGCCCGTAAAGGCAAAAAATGGACCGCCGAAGATGAAGCAAAGAGCTAATGACCGAAGAAGAGCTAAAACAGTTAAATAGTGACGTTAAAGCTACTTTCACGGAATTTGAAGCCGGAACGAGGGTCTATAAATGGCTGAGTGAAATATGTTTCAAGAACAGGCAGACCCTCGTTATCGGAGCACCTGACAAAAGCAGTTTTCAGGCCGGATTAAGAGATGTGATAATTGAAATTGACGAGCGGATAAGAATGGCTACTGAGCCGCCGCCCAAACCGATTGATGTTATAAACAGATAAGAAAGGATTTTATTATGCCAGCAGAGACACTCGAAACAGCGACTTCTCAGGACGGGACACAGTCGGATGGTTCGACCTCTACCCAGATAGCTGCTCAACCTGCACCGGAAATTGATTTGACGCAATTTATTGAAAAGGAAGGCTTGCTCAAAGAAGGCTGGATAGACGCTTATGTCCCTGAAGATATGAGACACGAAAACGTCTATAAAAAAGTCTCTTCAATTCAGGATTTGACCAAACAGGTCGGGGTATTGGACAGAATGGTTGGCAAGAAAGGGATTATAATTCCAGACCCGAAGACCGCCACTACGTCCGATATAGACGCTTTTCAAATGGCGCTTGGCCGTCCTGAAAAAGTCGATGATTATAAGGCCGAATTTCCCGATGAGTTCAAGGACTTTTACGACCCCGATACGATAAAGGACTTTAAGCAGTTCGCCTTCAAAAAAGGGCTGAAGCAAGAGGATTTTCAGGACATCCTGAACTACAAGATGGAGATGGACAGGCGCGACATAGAATGGATGGAGCAGGATATAGAAAATGAAAAAAGAGAAACCGAAGAGATTCTGAAAAAGAAATGGGGTTCGGCTTACGAAACAAGACTTCATCTTGCGACTTATATGATTGAAAACAACTCAGAGGGGGGTGAGTATAGAGAATCGCTGCTTGAAAAGATGGGGAATGAGCCGATAGTTGCAGATTTCCTTGCGACTATAGCAAAGAAGTTCATCGAATCCGGCTCTCTAAGGGAAGTTGAAATGACTCAGGCAATGACGCCTGCCGAGGCAAATGCGAAGATGAAGGAAAAAATAGCCGAACATCAGGCGCACGCCAAATGGAGATGGGACAATCCGGCAGGCTACGCCAGAGAAGAAAAGGAAATAGATGATTTGGCAAAAATAGCAGCCTCTTCAGGTTGATATTATACCCGATACCCAGAGATGGCCGGGAACTTTACGGAAGTATAAACCGTCGTCTAACAGACGTAAAATGCAGGCAAGACCTCTTCGTAAGAGATACTCAAGCCGGGATAACTTGATATTTCGGTGAAAGGAGGCAATTATGCCTGCTACTGTATTTGATATTTATTGCAAGAAGTTCAGCCCGAATCTTTACACGCTGGCTCAGCAGAAAGAGTCGAAGTTTGCGAGTAAGATTCGCAGGGAGACGGTGGCAAATGCCGAGGAGGCCTTCTTCGATACCGTTGGTCCTGATGAGGACCCGACCGAAGATACGACCCATAAAGGCAATACGCCGGATTCCGAAGGCAACTACGGCAGACGAAAGGTCAAGCCTACTAAATGGCACATGGGCCGCGTGCTTGACGATAAATCGCTTGCCAGAACACTTGCCGATTTGAACG